CCGCGCTTCTTGCCCTTGCGCTTGCCTTCATGCTCGCTGACGCCCTTGACGGTAAAGCCGTGCTTTTTGCTCTTTGCCATGGTGATTCTCCTTTGGATTTTGTGGGGGCAAAAGAAAACGGCCCCAAGCTGTTTAGCTTGAGGCCGTCACAATCTTCCAAAGGAAGTGATCTGGAATCTCTTGTGATTCAACTATTACGCTGATACCGTTTTCTTGTCAACTGTATTCTGAGAAAAAACTTCATCGGTCAACTCTTCAAGCTCCGACCCAGCCCTGATTTTTCCCGTCTGCTCGGTTTGAATCTGGCAGATACCGCCTTGGTTCATATTCAAACAAAGCACACGTCCGGTAACTTTTCCTTCATGCAAACACTGCTGGAGATAAGCCAGAGCCGCCCCCGCGCACTCCGGCTTGCGTAGCGCAATGGTCTGCCGGTATGTGACGAACTGCTCTGACTTCAAAACATCAATACCGAGTTCATCTTCCAGTGTTGGAACTGTTCCCGCTACGTTGACCATCTTTTCTCCTTAACTGCTTTTGTTAACCACTCTCACCTGCCCTGATTGAGAACCTTTTTGCGCAGCCTGTTGGGGTTTAGCCCCCGTCTGCTTTCTTCCACCGCCCTTACCCTGCCCAGGCTGCGGAGGCTGTGGTTGCTCCATCCCAAGAGACTTTGCCTTTTCCTGCAACGTCTTCTCGACTTCGAGCTTCCAGATAGCATCTTCCAACTGCTCCTCTTTCCACTTTTCGTGGCGAACCTGATAGTCAGGGATGCCGATCTTTTCCATCGTGCTTTCAGTGTCAATCGGAATCTTTTGCTGGAGGGTGAACATCTGAAGCATTCTCTCCTGCATATGTGTCACGTTAAGCAACTGAGCAGGGGTGTTTACTACTCTGAGTCTCTCGCAATACCATTTCGCCCGGTCGAGTCGGGAATGTGCGCTCAGGTTCGACGTGTCCTCTCCGGGGAGATGCGAAGGAACCAGAGTGTTTGGGTCATTGTCGAACGTCTCAATGCCTACACCTTCTGGACCGATCATGTCGGTAATCATGTCCACGGTGAAGTATTGCGCGATGTTGTACTTCAACATATCCGCGTCTTTGGAGTTGGCAATCCACTGATTGAGTGCAATCCCCTTAGCCACCGGACCCAGGTTCTCAACAAACTTGTCGAATGACTGGTCCGACATATTGCCTTTGACTTCCCGCATGGAAGCTATGTCAGCTAGTCCCAAAGCGGCCTTGACTCCAGCATTCAGCATCTCCACAGCCTTAAAGTCGGATTCCTCGATCTTGACGCCCTCAGGAAGCAATGAGCGAGTCCACTTGGACGGATCGCCTTTGCCACCCACGCGCACGCCTTGCGCGTGGAGCAGGTCGAGCTTGTCCATCTGGGTGCGGGAGACGCCTGTCGATACGTCTGTGCCCAAGGGCGGGTCTTTCTCGATAGCCTTCACGGTGTTGATGTCCGACATTCGATCACGACGAGCGACTTCCAACCCCTTCACACCTGAGACAATCGAGTAGCCGAGCGCGGCCCACGGGTAATCATTCACGTCGTGCTGCGTGACGGGAATCTCTCCATGCATATCGAAAGCTGTATCGTCGTACATCGGGAACGGGCAGGATGGTGAAGTGATGACCAGGCGCATCCGAGGGTACATACGGCAGTCTGCAATCTCAGCAGTTCTTGACCTTGGCAACCCGTTGTTCGGGTCTACGCTCACAATCAAGTCACCCAGCGTCGGAACATCATAGCCCCAGGTTGAATCCTTGACGCCCATTGGCTGCGTATAGCCGGTATCGTTGATTCTGAGATCGTGAATGAAGTGGTAGCGGATTTCAATATACTTGTTCGGCCAGTCGCCGTCGCCTTGAAACCTGTGCCGGTCGTAGAAGTCGTAGCGCCGCGCCATTCCTAGTGATCCGTACTTCGACCACGAGTATTGAGAGATCGGCTTGAGCCATTCTTGGAATTTTGGGAAGCGGGCATGAGCCTCGGCTATCCCCATCGGATATACAATCGTGCCGGCATAGCATCCGCCAATATCGTTATTGTGGGGAATCTGGTCAGGAAGAAACTCGCGCGGACCAAGAGACTCGAAGATGATCTTCGGCTTTCCCCATCCAAACTTGTTGCGCCCAAACTTCTGCCACTTGTACCCACGGCCTAAAATGGCCCACTGGAGAGCCTTGCGTGTGTTGGGGATGTAGAGTGAATCCCAGAATACGAACTTGAAAATATCATTGTAGAGCGCAATGGTCTTCTTTGCCTGTTGCGCCTTTGATCCCATTGTGGCGATCTGGCGAAGGTCTGTAATGGTCTCAACGAAAGAGCGGATGTCCGGCTGGAGGAGATTCGAGGGCATATCCCGGTTCTGGCCGGTCCCCATCAAAAGCTGAATGTCGTTGTCGAGATTGGCGATTCCCGGCTGTCCTTGGACCCATGAATCGCCGGTTTGAACCAGTTCGTCCATCCATCCCTTTAGTTGGGAGCCGTCCGTTTCACGGGGCGGTGCCTGCCAGCTCAGCACTCTTGTTTCATCGTCATGCAGCATTCAGCACCCCGTATCTGATTATCGAAGTACCCTTCTTAGAATTACACAAACCGCACAACGGCTGGAGATTTTCAATCGTGTTTGATCCGCCTTTACTTACCGGAACAATGTGGTCTACGGTGAGCGTTATTTCTGGCTCCCGTCTCTGGCAGCATAAACACCGATGGTCGCATTGTTCGACAAGTTCCGTCCATTCTTGAGCCGTAAAATTTCCCCCAGCCCTAGCAGCAGCTTTTCGCTTACGATTAACCGCCCTGCTCACTTCTCTGTGGGAGTGCTTCCATTCAGCCTTTACCGCCTTGTCCCGCGCCTTTCGTTCGGCATCTCTAGCGGAAAGCCGCGCCTTCTCAATCTCATTTTTGCGACGTTTCTGTTCTGCGTCTCTAGTGGCGTACCATTCGCGGTTTTTCTGGCGGGAAGCATCTCTCCTCTCCTCGGAAGCAGATTTCCATGCTCGCTGATATGCGTTCTCAGCCTCCCTTTGCTCTTTGGTCATGCTATCGCGTCTCGCCTTGGCCCGAATAGCCTGCTTTTTCTTTCTTTCTTCCTTTTTGTCCGGAGCGAGATTCTGCGCCCACAGTCTGCTTCTTTCTCTTAGTTTTTCAATTAAATCTGGGTCATGGTACCGACGGAACTTACTTTCCCTGCTTTTAATACGTTCCGTCTCTCTCTGTTCCGTGGTCATTCTGGCCCGAAGTTTCCGTTTGGCCTCGCGGAGTCTTTCTCGCTCCTGCGTAGTCATGTCAGCACGACGCTTTTTACGCCAGCCAGCCTGCCACGACAATTGACGCTCTGGCTCTTCCAGTCTCACATTGACCCCTTCATTGCATCTTTCACGATCCTCGTGTCATCACCGCCAGCCTCGTACATCTCCGCTGCTAGCCGGGGAACTGCCCTGATTCTACGGGAAAGCGTCTCCTCATACATCTTATCCTGAGCGTCGAGCATCCTCAAATTGACCGCCCGGTTGAACGGGTCAAGATGCGCGTTTCGTGCAATAATTGCACTTCGATTGGATTGTCGGAAAGAACGCTCCCGATTCAACCTTACGAGAGCCGCTTGCTCCTCGTCTCGGATGTGCTGCGCACGGTATTGGTCCATGAAGCGGTCGAGTTCGTGGGCATGGAATACAGTGATTGTCTCGTAGCGCAGCCCCTCTGAACAGTTGATCGGTGGGGCGCCCTCAATCCCGAATCCGAGTATTCTGGAAGAACCAAGCTCCCGGTAGACTACCGTCCGCTCCTTGCCGCACAGTTGCACGTTTCCCATGTTGATACATTACCCCCTTTACGCCCCTAAAGGCAAAGAATAACTACTTCCTGAATCCACAAGCATACTCCGGTCGCACCACAAATCGACCGCCTCTTTGACTTTTTTGGTCAGAGGCCACCGGCTTTGAATACGCTGCGCGGAGTTTTCAAGTTCGTGAAATGTCGTCCAACCCAAGGCGGCGGCGAAGATTGCGTCGTCGTGCTGACCTGTCTGGTGGACCATCTCATACTTTCCCTCTGACGATTGTTTTCTGACGAACGTGGCAAGCTGCCTGATTACGATTGGGTCATTCAGAATCAGCCATCCGGTATTGACTGCATCCACGAATCTTTCCAACAGGTAGGACCGGCTGTAGTCGCGGGTGTACCAGCCCTCCTGATGTCCGCTATTCTGCAAGACGTTCCCTTTCTTGTCGATGCGGAGCATGATGTGGTGGTCGAGGAATCCCATAATCTTCAACTGGCTTTGGCACTCGTCACCGCGCTTTCTAATCTGCTCGATGATAAACTTGACCACCTGCTGATTCGCCGAGGTGATGTGACCGCTTCCATCTGTCCCATAGAGAACAGCGATAGCGGCGGCGATGCGCGACATTTGCGGAGAGTTGACGCGGATGGAAGCAAATGAAGCTACCTCCACGGTAGGCTCCGTGCTGCCTCCGTTTTTAATTACCTTCAAACTTGCCCGATCCTCGTTTGGCTTGTTAAGACCACCCGCCGTGTCAATGGCAATCGCGTAATCGGCTCCTGGTTGCGGCCCCTCGAAGATCATCAACTTGTCAAAGCAAGCCTCGTCTGTCGAGTCATCAAACTGCTTCAAGGGAACCAGATTCCATCGGTACTCGTTGTCGTCCAATCCGGTCCAGTCGAGAACTATCGTCGATTCATCCTGATTCACGTCTACTGGATTTGGCTCGTAGGGTTGGTTGTCGTTTCCCATGAGAATCGTTCGCCCGGTTATCGCGTAGGCAAGGTTAGCTTTTTCTTTCGCTTCCGTTACCAGAGTGATTGTCTCGTGCGTGAAAATCGGATCGTCTTTCGATTGGAAGGCGTCTTCCGGGGTGACGGCGTTGGCCGCGAGAAATTCCCGCTCAGCGTGTTTGGCTACCGCCTCCTCGTACCCACATTGCCAGAACCACTGAAACTCTTTCGGCATCTCCCATTTTCGGCCTAATACTTTTGACAGGTACGGAGTCTGCCGAATAAACAACTCTCCCCGTCGCCGCATCTTGCGGGTACGGTCAGTCACGAAGCTATCCCACGGCTCAGGAACGGGGTGCTGTCTCAGGAACGACTCTGGAGGGTAAAGGTCAGTCGCACAGGCCGGGGGGATGAAGAATGCTGTAAACCTTCCCTTACCTGACGAGTAGAGTTCCCAACTTTCCTTTTGCCACGTAGTAGACATCGAGCCGGTTCCCTCAAGAACCATGAACAGAGATGGCAGTTGGTGACAGGCCGGGAACAACCCTTCATCGAGCGTGTGCTTCGGGTTCGTGTAGTCGCCAAGCTCAGAAATATGAAGGCAGGAAGGTGAGTCTCCTTGTCCGATACCTACTTCCTGCGCTCCTGCTTGGACAGAGAGACGAGAACCATTCGCCCATTTTGGCTCACTTGCTTTAGTGGAAGTCTGCCCCACCCTGAGCCAGAATGGGAGCTTGTCCATGCAGGTGTCCATCATGTTTTTTAGTTTTTTAGATTGTTCAACCTGCACCGAAGCCACAATCGCATAGGTGTTGGCTACCTCAAGTATCCTATGCATAAAGAACAATGCTGTGACGGTGGACACACCTAATTGTCGAGCTTTGAGAATGAAAAGCTGAATGGCTATTTGCTGATCGTCGCACTCGGCCAGGAACGAGAGGTAGATTCGCTGGGCAATGCGGAAGTCAAAATGAACCAACCGGGTGTTGGCGGCGCGGATGTAGGCATAGCGAGTTACAAAATACTCAGCGGAAGCAAAGCAAAGGAACCGTTCATTTTCGACCCACCGCTCGATTTCCTTGACTCTTCTTTCTGTAGGAGCCTTGCCATCTTTCCAAAACCATCCACGCCGTAATCCACCCTTAGAGGATGCAATTTCCTGTGTGCTTTCAATGTATTCAGCTTTTTCGTCGCACTCATCTACGGTATGGAAGACAGGCTCCCACCCATTTCTGCGTTCAAAGTCTCGAATCGTGAGTTCGACAATTTTTTCAGAGTACAAGTCTACTTACCACCTTCCAGCAACTTGTGCTTGTTCTCCGACCAGTCTTGAATCTTGTTTCCAAGAGGAGGAAACACCTCACTCCACGCATCATCCGCGTCCGTTTCTTCCTCGTCATCTTCTTTTGGACGGCCAAGCCCGATATTGATTTCCATTCCACCCTTTTTAGTTGGAAGGAACCCAACCGTCTCATGCAGCATCCTCCGGTCAGAGTATCCGGCGGGTCCGGAAATCTTTGCTGTCTCGACGGTTGTATCAATCACGTCAGGGTGTGCCAGAATTACTTTCAGGGCGCTCTCAGTTGCCTTGAGCGACTTGGCGGACATAAGGATGGCTCCAAGCATCTCCAGGGGGCTTACCGCGGCTTTGACGCACATCGCCTCAAACGAAAGCATTGCCAGATCAACTTTACCGATGGTCCCGATGGAATCGAGGAACTTTCGGCAGACGGGCATGGTGGATGCCGCGCAGTATGCAAACACCTGCTTGCGAGGGAAGTCTTTGCGTTTCCCACCCAAGCATCGCGTCAGAATCTCTGCTGGCTCGGTAGGCATGAGGGCCACCGTCTTGGGGTCGATGTCAAGTCGGCGCATGATGATTGCAGCCGTGCGCTTAGGCGCGAGGGAGGAAGGCTTTCTCAAAACGACCGACTTCTGGCTCGAAGGCTTTGTACTCTTCTTCGGTTTGAGGGAGCGGCCTGTCGCCGACACGAGAAATGGTGGCTTCTTCTTCACTGGCAAGAGGGTACTCCTTATCAGCCCAACGTTCAGCGACTTTCACAGCCCGGTCGAGGATTCCAATGAGACGGTTAAGCTGTCTTGGGGTCACACGTCCCTCCGTTTTCCCTGACCACGAACCGCCCGTGAAAGCGAACTTTGTTGCGGGTCAGGTTGTTTTAGTTCTCTTGGCTTGGGGATCGGCTGGCTTGTCTCGCGGCGGAAGCGGTCAGGTGGAACCTCTGGAATCTCTCCTTCAATGTGAGGCAATTCCATGACGGCAAGTTGATTGCAGATGCGAAACTTTGAGTTGGAAGTGTTGCCTCCGATTCCTCCCTTAGTGATTCGTCCGAAGTCGTCAAGTTCGTAGTCCACCCACCAGCACACGGCAAGACCGTTGTTCATTCCGTCAATGGCTGGTACACGAGGAGCGGAAAACGCCAACTTCCACGACGCCTTGAACTTCGAGTAGGCTGTGCTTGACTCCAGCGAACACGTCGCGGCCAGGCCCAGGTACACAATCTCCTTGACTGCTTCGGCGTGTTCTTCGGGAACCTCTGAGGAAATGCGGGAGGCTATCCCTTTTCGGATTTCTTCCCCGCTGAGTGGCTGTGGAACAACTTGCGTCGCGGATGCCATAGTTCTCCAATTCTCTCGCTTCCCGGTAGCGTTTTTGAAGTTCTTCCATTTTGAGCCGGGAACTCAAGCAAGGTGGATGCCAACCCAACTCCACGTTTCTAACCGTTCTGAGGGAGACGCCCAGAACATCAGCCATCTCCCTCTGTGTCCATCCGCGCTCCTTGCGCCAAGTCTTCCACTCTTTTGCGCAGTTGCGGGATGGGTTGATGATACTCCTCACGACGGCCTCATAACCAACACGGGCTTCTCTTCTTTGGGTTGGTCCATGCCCACGAACTGCACGTTCAGACTATACCCGCACGCCCCGCACCAGATCACGGCGATCAAGTGTCCAGCATGAGTCTTGACTACGTTACAGGCGAACTCAAGTGGCTCATGGGCGCACTTGGGGCAAGCAGGTTGGTGCATCTTCGTTTCGATGATTTCGTTTTCCATCAGTCGATCCTCGCTAGTTCTTGTGCTGGAGTGGGTTGTG